ATAAACCTGATGAAGATGATAACTGTGCACCATCTTCGTAAAGAATTAGATTTCCATTGTCGATTCCTATTGAATAACCATCACCACTTGCATTTCTTCCATCCCAAAGAATACCTGTTTGTGTTGTGGCATCTGAAGCATACCACCAAAATTCTATAGTAAATGCTCCACCATCTAAACCGCCAACAGTTCCTAATGCATTTACATAATCACCTGTACCATCTACTAATAATGAAGCAGTTCCAAATTGTTTTTCAGCTGTAGATAATTGTGCATCTCCATTTACAGAGAATCCATTACCACCTTCTGAAGGATTTAATACATCTACATTAGCATCTGCAGTGACTGTTTCTTCTCCAAGGAACATGGCCATTTCTTGACCAGTAGCCTCAGCATCAGGTGCAGGATCTAAATTACCTTCCTGCATTGACGTTGCTAAAGTAGTTATTTGTTGATTACCATATACACCAAATCCCCATGAAGATTTATAACCCCATGTAGAAGCAGAAGTTGCTGAAACTTCTGCAATAGTATTTGCAACTAAATCAGCTGTACCATCATTAGCTGTTAATTCTTGTCCTGTTACATTTACAACTGCTTCTTGATATTGAAGAGTTACAGTTAAAGGTATTCCAGTTGGTTCTGCTACAAATGATGCAAAAGCTTCTACATCACCTTGAGTAGCAGTCATTTCTTCACCACTTACATCCGTGCTACCTGTAATACTAAATGTAGGTGAACCTAAATTACTTGATAATTCTATTCCTGTTAGATCTACGACTAGACCTGATGTACCCCAAGTTTCATAACCCCAGGTATCAGAACCCCAACCTACATTAATTTCATTTGTAATTGAAACTGAACCAATGTCTGATGACATTTGAAATCCAGTTGCTTGTAATGTACCTTGAATTCCCCAACCATTAGCACCCCAAGTTAATCTTCCATAACCAGAATTAATTTCTCCGGTAATAGTTGGATCACCTTGATTAGAGGTTAGTTCTTGACCTGTTACAGTTACATTTGCATTGAAGAGATCTCCCCAATTTGCATAACCCCATTCTTTTGCAGACCATCCAACATTTACTTCTCCTGTAGCAGAAACATCTGAAAGAGTAGCGTCCATATTTCCGCCACCATTCCAAAACTGTTGGCCATAAGAATCACCACCCCAAAGTGTATCATTTGGGTTAGTTACATTTACATTCTCATCACCAAATGTTCCCCACTTAAGGTATCCAAAAGTATTATCGCCCCATCCGGCCATAGGAGGTTACCTCCTAATTAACCAGAGATCCTTAGAATCGCTGCAGTTGATGTTGGTGCTGGGAACTGAATTGTAAACGTACCAGAAGTTGCAGTTTTATCTGAACCAAAATCTAATACAGCAACAGCTGCGTTAGATAAAGATGTATTATAAATTAATGCACCTCTAGCAGTTAACGTTACACCAGTAAAAGATAAGTTGTCAAAATCAGCTCTTGCTACACCAGCAGTAATAGATGTTCCTGCATTAACTAATGCTCCACCACCTGCTGAATACTGTCCAGACGGAGATACTTCATTTGAAGTAGTGTATGAAGTTGTAGCAGAAGTTAAAGTTGCACCTGCGGTGTAAAGAGAGAGTTTAAACTTATCGCCACCAGATTGTCTAAAATCGTGATCACCTTCTAAAAGTTGTTTTTTGAAGCTGTTCGCGATTGCTTGTGTTATAGCCATAGTTTATCTCCTTATTATTATTTTCCTCCGACTCGAGGAACACCACTTTGATATTCATCTCGTCTTCGTCTTCCCATTTGTTCTATCGAGAAGCCTTCAACTACTTGTTTATACTTTCCTTCGTATAATTGCAAGAGATCATTTGGCCCTTTTAGAAAACTGAATGCTTCAACTAAGCATGCATATAAAAGTCCATTGGGAAAATATGTACTTATATATGTTGTTGGATTTGTACTAGATAAACCCGGATCTTTCAAGATATAATTTAACTGAATTGTATATGCTGAACTTGGAGTAGGTGCTAAAACAATAGTATTCTGGTCCCACATACCATAATATTTAGGTTCTCCTGTAGCTCCTGTTGAGTTATATTCAGACATAAAGCTAGTATCTCTATATTCTAGAAAATTCCTAGTTCCACCTGAACCACCATCAACAATCTGAGCTGATCTAACAACTAATAGGTTATCAGGAGTATCAATAAATCTTTGACTAGCAACTAATGAAGCTGTTGCATATCTTCTATTATTATCAGAATCTACGTCTCTTAAAATTCTAAATTCTGCATTATTAATAAATCCATTAACGATTGTATCTGTTAATACATTCGAATCAACTTCTGTGTAATCTCTAATCTGTTGTACTAATTCTGCGTAAGTCATTATGTTATATTAATAGTTACCCTTCCTAAATTTGCTTGTGCTTCTCTTTTTCTGTTTATAGCAGATCCATCATCTGGAATCATACCACTGTTTGAACTAAATGCAAATGGTGCAGGTAAAGTTAAATCCACATTCATAAATCCACCGTCTCCAGAAGCTTGAGTAAAAGTTTGTGGTCTTGCATTTCTTAAACCTTGTCCATCTGCTGTAGTTGGTTTTGGTTCTAATTGTGGATGTTTAGATTCATATTCAGAAATATGTACTCTAGAGCCATTCCATTCAATTACCATTTCTTTGTATGGAAATGCTTGACCTGATCTATCAGAAATAAATTGTGCGTATTTTCCTTTTGATAAATTAGACATTTGGATAATAATTTTTTGGTGTTATGAAAGAACTAGATGAAGAACCATCTTCTTCTAACGCTCTTTGTAATTCATCTTCGTATAATAATTTTAATTCTTGTGTTCTTTGTGGTGAAAATTTTTGAGATAAATAATAAGTTAAACCTGAAACCATACAAGGAACAAATCTATATGGAACATCAGCGTTATTACCATAGGCTCCGGCATCCTGAATCCTTTTAACATAGTAATAGTTTAATAAGTTTCCGGCTTCAGTGGCCCCTGGAGTTAAGTATAAAGTAATTGTAACTTTATCTATAAATCTTTGTACAAAATATTGTGTTGGTGTACCTGTTTGAGTTTTATTTGAAAGACCTTGATATGCTGATCTATTAATTTTTGTTAATGGAAAATCTGTAGATGAAGAATTTCTGTAAACAGCTTCTAAAATATCATCAACACCATAAACAGCTGTAGCATCAGAAGTACCGTCAGTAGTTGAACGATACATAGTATATGTTGTTTGACCAGAAACTAAAGTGATTGAATTATTTCCAACTTCCCAATAGTGTAAACCTCTATTAGCCCATTCTTGAAACATTATGTTTAAAGAACGTCTTGCTGTTTTTATATCATTACCAGAATAATCAAATCTGCCTAATCTTTCATAAGCTTCAGTAATTATATCATCAATATAAAAACCTGATTCAAAGGTTGTTGTACCAGAGGTAGCCATTAATTAACCTCCTACTTATCTATCAATACAGTTGCTTTTGCACTTGTAATTGCACTGCAAGTCATTCCACCTTTAAACAAAATTCCATCTTCAGGAAGATTAAATGAAAATACATCTCCTGGCGGTACTTCTGCTGTGAATTGAGTTCCAGATTCGTCTTGTAAAGTTACAGATCCTGTAGCTGTTGTGGTATTTGCAGAAAGAATAATTCCTCTTAATCTTGTTCTACCAGCAAATACTTGAGCTGCTGTTGTTATTTGAACTGCTTTTACATCTCCTTTAGCTGCCATAATTTTTCTCCTATTAAATTTGTGTGGGGCCGAAGCCCCACATTAATTATTTATTACGCGTTAATTGTTGCGCCACTGTTAGAAACAAGGACCCAACCAATTGTATTAGCCCAAACTAAACATACTGTGTCATTAACATCAGCTAATGCAATAGATGATCCATTTGCAAAATTAGCTGGAGTAACAGTAGCAGTTCCGCCACCGTCAACAACCATAGTAATAATTTTCATTTGACCAACAGTTGTACCATCAGCTAAAGTAAGTGCTAAAGCACCTGCACCTGAAGTAACTTCAGAAACAAGGTTAATAATATCTACTGCACCTGCAGCTGATACTTGCTCAACACCACCAGTAATAGTTTTGCCATAAGATGCGTTAGTTGTAACTACACCTGTAGTAGCATTTTTTGTAATTGATTCAAAACCATTTTCCGATCGGACTGGTCCTGAAAAAGTTGTATTTGCCATAATTATATCCTCCTAGTGTTAGCGAACATAGTCTCTAGGCCGTCGACTATACGCGTCTATGTTCTATTTAATTTGTATAGTAAAGATTTTATACACTAATTTTTAGTAGAGTGCAAGAGAGCCTACAGTGCGGAGTGGATTTTTCCAACGATGTAGCTTTTTATTAAGTAGCTACTGAAACTTGTGGAACAGCGTCTTCAATCTTATTTTCAAGATGAGCTTTTTGAGCTTCAGCTTGTTTTATATGGCTAATTACTTCTCTGACTTTGTGGTCAATTTTAACCATATTGAGAGTATATCTACCCTCGTTAAGATGCTCCTGCTCCCATTGTAGATCCAATACTTTTTTCTGTTTGTATAGATCGTTCAGATGTTGTTGCATCATTTATATTTATAACCTCCTCATAGGTTATTCTATATCTACGGACGTTCTCTCCCGTATATTCCCAAACTATATCATTTTTTCCTAGTTTGTCAACTATAGCTTCCTCTAAGGATTCTGGATTGTCTTGAGACA